CTCATCCTCGCCCCAACGCTCGGATCGTCACCGCCAGAGACTCGCAACGTATAAGGCTGAGCCGAGAGGCGTGCGACGTTCTTGCGGTAGATCAGATTCGCTAGTCCAGACTCTACATTCGTCCGTGATTTGTCTTCCTGATTCGTTTCCTTTCCTGCGGAGTCTTTCGCGTAGATGGGCTTTGTGCGGCACTTGATCATTCTCCAGGTGTCGATCCACTCAGCCCAATAGTTCAGGTTCATCCACTTCTTGCACTCATCCCGGCGCATGATGATGTCCGAGACGGGGCTGATTGCTGGATTCGTGGTCGCCATCTAGTAACTGAAGCCTTCCTGCAGAGGCGTGAACTGACCGCGCTGAGGATTCGGGTTGATGTAAACAGGATTCGCCATTTCTATGTAGCGAGCACAGTCTGTCATGTGGCACCTGACTTGCACGATCTGTCCGCTCGGGTCTTGAGACATCATCTGCTGAGGCGTCAAGAGCTTTTTGCGATTGTTTTTTAGCTGATAGATAAGTTCCTGGCACTTGTCGCGGAAGATGTGAATCTGAGAGCGCTTCTTCGGCTCCCCGTCCGTTCCCCTGACCATGCGAGGCTTCAGACCAGCGTTGACCCTCTCGTATCCCACGTCGTGATCCTTCTTCGCGTCGTCGAACGTTGGACAGGAGATTCTCTCCAGTTGCATGTATTGCTCGTAACGCTGCTGAAAGTTCGGCTGCTCTGGATCATCGGTCGTTCCCTTGCCAAAGGCCCTCGCCGAGTAGTCGATCACTCTAGCGAAGATGTGCTCGTCGAACGGCACGTTGTCGCCTTCCCGGTTCTCAGGATTAGCAGAAGACTCTAACCACTTCATCGTCTCGACGTAATGCTTGATCGGAATCAGCGGATCATCAGGAGGGCACGGACCAGCCTTTCCTTTTACCTGCTTCGTTTCGGGATCGCAGCGGAAGCAAACCCTTGAAGGCCACAGTTCTCGGTAATACCACCTGTCGCCCCAAGGGTCCGTAGCTACCCAAAGAAACGCATCAGGAATGCCCGGATGCGGATCGAGTGCCATCCTGCGAGTCCAACCGCGAGGGATCGGGAAAGAATCTTCCAAACTGGCTTCTTCATCGAGTTGATAGATCAGCGAACCTAAAGCGGCTTCGGCTTCGATCTCATACTCTTTGAGATAAAGAGTCGGGTCCGTCATCTGCTTGTATTGAGAGAAGGCCCACGGAGAGATCGAGCGCTTGATCTCAGGAACGTAGAGCTTGTCGCCCCGCGCCTTGTCCTCGTCCGCTTCGTAGTGCAGGCGGAGGATAGTGATCCCATGTTCGTTCGTATGGACTCGGATGCCGGGATAGGGGAATGTGGCGTTACCCGCCATAAAAGGCTTTATTCTTTGGAGCGCGGTACTCAGGGTTGGACTTCGCCTTACGCTTCTCAGAGAGCATGATCGCCACAGCCTGATTCTGAGATGAAACGGGCTTGCCGGAACCTCCCGACTTCAAGGTTCCGGCCTTCCATTTGCCCATCACTTCGTTCCAAGGCATGTCAGTCGATGGAAATCTTAATGCTTGACAGCACTGGAGCAGCCGCGACTACCGTCACAGCCTCCGTGTCCGAGAAGCCAGCGCACGTTGCGCCGATGTTTGCCACGCCCGGAGCCACGGCAGTGATCGGATCAGTCACCGACGATCCGGGAGTGTCCGCAACTGCTGCTTGATTGTCGTCCGTGAAAGTCACGGGGTTGGCTGTGAAGTCGATGGCGAACGGAGCGCCGTTCTGATCAAACCCGAGCACGCTCACTGTCTTCTTGTCGCCTACTGTCAACGTCGCTGGTCCTACTGGCATACTGCCTCCTATTGCAATTTTGATGAACGAGAGTTTGGGTTTGACAAAGCCTTCGATCTCCCCGAGTTCTTTGCCTTCTTTCGTGAGCAGAGCGAGAATTCGATAGAGCAAATCCCGCTGATAGACGAGTTCTTTCTCGATCCAATCATCACTGTGCATTTACTCACCGTAAAATGCCTTGTTCTTCTTCGGCAAGGGCTTGAAGTGGCGTTTCGCCATGCGCGCGAAGTTGGCTTCCTTGCCGAGAACGCCACCAGCGTGAGCCTTTTCCCCGGCATACTCTTGAACCGACTTGCCTGCTTTGTGAGCTTTCTCGGTAAACAATCCGCGATGACTCGGTTTGATGTTCATCATCACAGCCCCCAGTCGCCATAAAATCCGGGATTCGCTGATCCCTTCCTCTGCCAGCGTTGTGTGTTATTCGGAGAGACAGAATTCTTGATCCCTTCACCCCGTTGTCCTGCCCTGACCACGTTCGGCCCTTTCGGAAGCAAGCCCGGACCTCGGCGCGAGGAGTTCGGCTTGTTAAGCATGAAGTTCTTCACATGGCCCTCGCCCGTGTGCTCCTTCCGCACGACTGACTCTTTGTGAACAATCCCCGGCCCTCGGCGAGTCAGGTTCGAGCCTGAAAGACTCCGAGCCTGCTGAGACGGAGCGTTCTGATTCGGATTCGCTCCTCCAGCAGCAATAGCGCCTGCGTTCGGGTTCACCCGTCCCGGCTGAGGCACAGCCATGTTGTTGCTGTTGTCCTCGAAAGACTCTTCGTCAATCGGGTTCGAAGTGTTCAGGCGGTCGTTCTGATCGACGGCCCGGATGATCGCTTTGCCCGGAGGCAAGCCGCCCATTCCCGAACTACCCCTCTGCCCTACCCTACGTTGTCTCATGCCTGCCTCCAAACGAGCGACTTGTCTTGCCAGATGCGGACGAAGATGATCAGGCGTGTTCTTAGACGCTAGAGCACGCTTCATGCCTGCCAACTTGTGATGATGCTGAGATGGATGAGAAAAGCTCACTTCTTCGGTTCCGGCCTGGCCCACTGCGGATTGCGGTATTCTTCTTTCTTTTCAGGAGCTTTTGGCTCTGGTTTCTGCGGTTCTGCCATACTTCCTCCTATACAGGGATTCCTTCCGTGAACGCTGCGTAACCTACGACATCCTTGAGCACGAGCGAGAAGGCCATGCGCTCGTAAACCCTAACCTGAGAGATTCCTGAGCGCGTCAAAGGCACTACGAGCCTTCCGCCTTCCTTCAACTGCTCGGCCCAAATCGGAGCTATCGCCACCGAAGCAAACGTGATCAGCACGCCGTCGAATTGTTCCGCCGTGTCGTACTCGTAACCGTTCGCGTGAATCACGGCCATGTTATCAGGGAGTTTGTAAGCTACCGAAGGATCAAGGTTCACTTCAATCGAGACAAGAGAACGACAACGTTCAGCCAGAATAGCAGCCTGATAGCCCGAGCCTGTCCCAATCTCCAAGAGGTCAAGTTCCTTCGCGTTGCGATCCCCGATCACCAGATCAGCCAAGAGGCAAGCAACTTGCTCGGTCGGGACCGTGCAAAGATCATTCAGAGGGACTGCGCATGGAGGGTTGTCCCCGTTCGGCGTATAAAGATGGCGGTCTATCATTCAGAACCGCCCTTCTCGCCTTGCTCGCATTTGATCAGAGTTGGAGAGGGCGAAGAATTGCTCAGCCGATAGTCGCTTTTCTTTAGCGAGTTTCGGCTCACCAGAAACCTTTGGCCGTCGCTGAGGAACTCGATCATCGCGTTGTTCATCTTGCCGCGTGCTAGGACTCGGCAGAGTTGGCCCTTGCGATCCCCTCCGCACGTTGGCATTCCAATGTACAGGCTCCAGCGATACTGATAAACCTGTTCCGTCCCACTTTCGGCTTCGGCACTTCGCGCATTGCTTGGGACTACCACTGGTGATCCATTCATGCCCGCAAACATCGCACTTCGGGATTCGCTTCGTGATCCATGCCATGATGTTACATTGTAACGCATGTTACGTTGTAACAGCCTCACAGCTTACATTCCTCGTGGAAGAAACCCATCTCATCCGTGCTCACGCAAACGATCTGCTTCGCCACTGGCCTAACGGCATCGTGCGAAGTCTGCGCCTCGGGCAAGAACGCTGACTCGTCTTGGAAGTACCCGTATGGGTGGTATACTCTGATCTGATCCGCGCCCTTCGCCACGCCCAAAAACCTTCCCCCATTCTGCCACGCAATCTCAAGAACGCTGTCCGTCACAAGAGGGTTGCGAGCCTTCATCCAATCAGGCGAATTGCGGTACAAAGTCCTCGCATATTCAACCAGTTCCGCGACCTTGTCCTCTTTGCCCGTCTGAGCAACCCAGAACACCGGGAACCACTGGCACATCCACGCGATGTAACCGCAGACGAGCCACGACATCATCATTTCACGGGACTTAGGGATGAAAAGCGACTTCTCCGAGATCAGATATTGCATGACGACGCGGAGGTATTCTTTTTGAGGAAAAGGAGCTAGGAAGGCCGTGTTCTTCGTGAGCCAGTGCGTGTCTTCTGTCTTCGTGTACTTCGTCAGCCAAAGCAAAGGGCCAGCGTCCCAAGAAGCTACCCTGACGCCCATCAACTCCCATAACCGCTGTTGTTCCCCTGCAGAGCGTTGCGCTTCGATCTCGTGTTCCCGCATCACTCGGCGGGCTTCAAGCAGTTGATAGATTTCGACCTTTTGCCGATCAGACGCACGCGGAATCACGGCTTTAACTCGCGCCAAAAGCTCGTTGAACGGCTGAACGGCCTGAGTGCTCAATTCACAGGCTCCTGCTTCTCAAGGTCGTTCACGATGCCAGCTAGGGACTCGTCAATGCCTGCGACGTTCGCTGAAAGTATCGGACCTCCACCTTTGCCGCTGAGTTCGTGCGCCTGAACGGGTTTGCCGTAACCGTAAGCAAGAACGAGTTCAGCGCAAGCCTTTTTGTCTGCGGGCTTTACCTTGGGATTCTTGATCAGTTTCACCATCGCTTCTAGACAATCGGGTCCGTAACGCTGAGCGATTGGCTTGATGAACTCCGTCGCTTTGTTGCGCGAACCTTTCGGACGCCCACCCTTGTTTTTTATCGGAGCAACTGTTTCAGTTTCAGACATATAGATTCAGTGCGTTCAATAACCAAGCAATCCCATGATGCCGAAGATCAAGAGTCCCAAGACGATCACAGTAATGAAAGCACACACGCCGAAGCCGATCCCGTAGACCGACCAGCGCAGCACGTTTAGAAGCAGTTCTCCGTATCTGAACTGAGCCATTGCCAATCCGCAGAGGCTACAATCATGCGCTTCTTCTGAACCGCTAAGACGCAGCCGTTGATTATCTCTGGCTTGATGTTGTTGGGAGGGGCAGCGGATGCCGGAGGTCTGAAGACACACCCGCTGCCTTCTATCGGGGGTAATGACGGGGGAATGTAATGCTTGCGGACGACTGCGAGGTTGTGTGTGCGCGCCGCGATCTTAACTTGCTTCCAGTCTGCGTTCGTCGTCAGTTTGATAGCGTTCTGCCCGATCCTGTGAGCCAAGCCAGCAGCAACGACGAGCGCGACGACTGTGCGCGTTCCCCTGTGTTGAGCGCTTTCGGCTCTGTGATCTTGATTGGAGAGAAAGACTTGGAAATCCATCTGGGAATGGATCTGAGCGGAATCGTCGTGCGCGAGCACGTACTACTGAGAACTATTACTAAAA